TGTCATCTGCTTGATCAATTGCAGACTGTAAATCTTTTTCTAATATACCCATTAGGAAATCTTCTTCATACTCTTTGCCATCTTCCCAAAAGTCTTCAACGCAGAGGTGCCCTACGCCCACCGTTCTTTTACCTAGGGTATCTAGGTATACCTTGTTTCTGTAGCCCTCGTGTCGTTTTACAGATTCTAAAAGTTTATCCATGTCAATCATAATCTATCCAATTTTTTATTTATGTTTTTTATTTCTGTTTCTATAACAGCAATACGTGATTCCATTTTTGTAAACAAAATCAAAGCCTCTTCTATTCTATCTATGTCGCGTTCCATAGCATTAATACGTTGTGATGTCATCCCCCATGTAGCACCAAGTGCAATAAAAATACCTACAATCCATATTGCGTCTCTCATGCTCATGCTACTGTTTTACCTGGTTTCATAAAAGGATTATCTTTTATTTCTTTTTGTGGTTCTGTAAATTTACCATTGTTTTGCATTATAGGGTTTAATCCACCAACAGCTCCTCCCTCGTTCATACCATATTGACTAGCAAGTGCTGCATCTGTGTTTCCTGTATATAAATTAGCTGCTGCTTCGTTATTCATAACACCACTGTTTTGTATTGATGATCCTGTCATTGATCCAGTGTTATTTGAAGGTTGTGGATCTCTGCCAGTTATTCCCATGGTGTCACCTATTGGTGCTGTAACAAAATTAGGTGTTACTTGATCTATTGTTTGTAAAACTTTTGGTGCACTATCAACAATTCTATTACCTAATTCGGCTAATGAATTTTTATTTTGATTCATAAGATTACGTTTTCTATTTGCTTCTTCCATGTCTTGTAATGTAGCTGTCCACTCTTCGTATTCATCAGGCATTTGTTGGAACAAACGTTCCATAGCTCTTAATCTTATAACAGTAGGTAAGGTATCATTCATAGCAGCATTCCAGTTACGCATTATTGGTGCACTAGCAAAAACTCTACCTGCATAACGCATTCCAAAGAAAGGAACTAACGCTAACATTGCACTTGTTTGTGCTGCAGCTGCAGTACCTAATGCAGCTGTTATGTTACCCATAGGTGAACTTTGTTTTATTGCACCACCTGGGCCTTGGAGCACGGCTGAACGTGCAAGGAACGTGCTTGGTGAAGGCATGCCATGTTTAAACACTCTGTCTAAAACTTTAGTTAAATTTTCAAAATCTTTGTATGTTGGCAATTGACCTTGTACCATTTTTATTTGATCTTTTGGTATATCTTCAGGTATCTTGCCCCACAAATCATCGTACCAATGTTCAAATTTACGTGTTTGTGGATTGTAAATTTTCATGTCAGTTACCTGTGGTCCAGGTAAAGCTTTTTTAAATAGTTGTTGTAACGGTGAACCAGCTTTACCAATACCTAAAGCATCACTAATAACTTTAGAATCAAAAAACTCAATACCTTCTACATTCTTCATAGAATTCTTAAATGTATTTGCTAGATAGTGTCCTAAACCTCTATTGTAAGCCTTTTCACCAACTATATTTTTTAGTGCTAATATGTTTTGATCTACAAAAGCACCATTGTCTGTTGACTTAGCCATGGTGTTCCATAAATTTTTAGATAAATTAGTGGCACTTTGTGGTGTGTCTAATGACACATTCCAACCATATCTTTTTACATTACCTAACGCTTTTCCTGCGTCTGTGCCCCATATTAACATACCATTTGCTAAAAAATCTTCGTACTCTGTCCATAGTTTTGCCACATTAGCAAAAGGTGTTTTATTTAAACTACCTATGTCAGTTTCAAAAGCTCTGTATATTGCGTTTAGGTCATCGTTAATAGTTCCTATCTCAGGGCTCTTAGACCATCTAGTGTAATTAGTGTCTAATAATCTTTTTAATTTATACATGTCACCAACAGTTCTTTTGCCTGGTGTTAACAATGTAGTGCCTGGTGTCCAACCTTCTGGTGGTTTTAATATGTATTTTTCTAAAAAATTAGAAAGTTCTGTGTTTAACGCACCTAATTTAGATCTGTTAAATATTATATCTTTTGCAACGTTTACCATGGTGGTATCATCTACAACTGCACCAGCAGATTTTGCTGCATTTAATATTTCTCTATCATATTCTTTTGCTCTTTTTGCAAAACCCTCTGCTCTTTTTGCACCCAATTTTATATAGTCTACACCCATTTCTGCCGTAGTTACATACGGTGCAAATCTACCAACCATTTCCATCATTCTAACTTTTTGTGCTTCACCTGCAACTTGTAAAGTTGCTTGTATAGGTCTACCAATAGCAGGCACACGTTGGAAAGCATTTACATATGCATCTAGATAAGGTCTACCAGACAATGCAAATCTTGGTATGGTGCTACCAGCTATTGTATCTAGTTCAGGATACAACGCTTCTGATCTATGTTCTCTAGGGCCAAGCCAGTTAAAAGCTTTTGAATTTGTTAAACGTGTTAACGCTTTTCCTATAAATGGAATATTCATTTTTACTTCTTCTCGTATAGGTAAGAAAGTTTGACCACCGTAAGGAACTACTGCTCTACCTTTAGTGCCTATGTACATAGGGCTTTTAGGATCAAATTTTGATAAAGCTCTGTCAGCTGCAAGAAGTTCGTCACTTGTTAACACACCAAAATCTTCGTACAATTCTTGTGACTGTGCATCTTTACCCTTAAATATTTTACTACCAGCTCCTGGTGGCGCTGTTTTTAATCCACCAAGTGCTCCACCAAACTTTTTAAATAAAACGTATGCAGGTCTAACACCAAAGAAAGCACTGCTAATAGCTGCATCAAATACAGCGGCATCCATAGCGTTAGATAAACGAGATCTTGATCCATCTGGTCTAGATTTAAAAATAGCTCCTACTGCATTTAAAGGATTTAGATCTGCACCTAAACCTTCTTCACTAATATACCCAGGTCTATTTATACCTTCTGCACCAAACGTTAATCTGTCTGGTAAATTTTCTAATACAGGATCTACTGTTGCCTGTAATACTTTATCTAAAAATGGAGATATAGATTTATCTATTACATCTCCTCTTTCTGATGGCGACATTGACATGTAAGCTTTTGCTTTACCACCACGGTTCATTGCGTCTAACACAAGTTCATATCCCATGTCAGCTGCACCAACTGCAAGACTACCGTGAATAATACCACTACCTAATCTTCCAGCTATACCACCTTTACCTTTAGCAAATCCTTTTGCAGCACCTTTAAAAAACTTTTTAATTAATCCACCATTCCATCCATAGTTAAATCCTTTAACACCACCTGCAAAATACATGCCAGCTTCTAGCATAGGGTAAGGATTTGGATTGTTAGTAAACAAACCAAACTCATCATACAGTTGATATGTGTCAGCACCTACAGGTAGAAAGTCTGCATCCGATAATCCAGCAGACGCCATGATGTCATTTTTTGCTTGCAAAGCAATTTGTAGATATTTGTCATCGCCTGTGTCATCATATTTTTTTTGTGCTTTATCAAATATTGTAGCAAGTTGATCACGCACCATGTCTTTATTTTTAATGTAAGCCATGGAGCTAGACTCACGTGCTTCTTGTATTGCTTTATCTTCTGCACTCATTAACCAAGGATTGTTTTTACCAAAAGGTTGTCCTGGTAACAAAGCGTTACCTAACATTTGGAAAGGAGCAAGTGGTAGGTCTGTAGCAAACTTTTGATTTTTAGCTATAATATTTTGAGCTTCGGTCATTGGTATGCCAGTCTTAGACGTTGTTACAAACTTTTTGTCTGCAGGACCTTGGTCTTTTGGCATGTTACCAAAAACACTTTGTTGATATGTTTTTATTCTGTCGTTCATTATTGATCCAATAAATCGTTAAAATAATTAAATGTATCTACAACACTGTTCGTTGTTTGTGTCGAATCAGCATTAACAACAGATGTATTACCACCCATGTATGAAGAAAAATCAGGTATACCAGGACCTGGAATATCAAAAGAATATGTAGAATAAGATGGATCACTTCTACGTAAATCATAATAAATATTAGCCATTTGATTAGATCCTTGTATGTTGTACATAGAACTAACTTGTTGACTAGAGTTAACACGTGATTCTTCGTTAGGAATGTAACCTGCAGCATGTAATTGACTAGACATACCTTCATATAATTCTTTATAAATTTTTACATAGTTACCAATAACAACTTGTGGCATGTTTGCTTTGCCAAACAAGTCTGTTGTTTTTGTTTCTTCAAATGATCTTTTAAGAACGTCTGCTAACATACGACCAGTTGGCTGTCTGTTTCTTGCAAGTGCAAGACCTAATGTTGTTTCAAACATTGCAAGTTGACCTCTTCGTGGATCAAATAATAATTTTTCTAAAGCGCCACGAGTTAAATAACGCCCACCTTTGACACCGTATTTACCTGCAGTGTCCACAAATACAGGCATTGCTTGACCATCAATTTCTATAAATTCACCTTGTGTAGGATTTTCTAACACACCATATGTCATGCCACCTGTAGAGTTATCCATTTTGTTACCAGCATCAGATCCTGGTAATAATGACTCGTAATATTTTCCTAACTCACTGTTTCTATTAACAACAAATTCATCGTCTGTTAATTGTTGTATAGAATTTGCACCCCATGCTGCTTTAAATCCATTTGCAACTTCTGATAGGAAGTATGCTGATGGACCAAATTTTCTATTTATAAAACCTTTAACACCTATGAGATCTCTATTCTCTATCATCAATGGTAAAATGTTATTTGCCATTGTTGTTAACGCACCGTTAATGTACCTTGCAGAACGAAGCATGGAATCTTTACCTGCATCTGTTAACATTATAGATGAATCATCACCAGGTGTTGTTATACCACTTAATCCTGCAGCTGTGCCTTGAGAAGTTTGGAATGTATAACCAGGATAACCTAGCAAATTATTTTGATCTAAAAAGAAATTCATTTCTGGGCTGTTAGCTCTATACTGTCCAACTAATCTTCTACCAGTTGTAATTGGAGCACCATCTAATCCATATTCTACACCGCCATCCGCAGTTCTTTTATATTCATTTGCAAACACGGCAACAAAATCACCAGTTCTGTCATTTAATTTGTCTTGCTCTTCCATGTATAGTTGTAGAGCAGCTTGTCCTATTTCTCTGTCAGCTTTACCTTGTTCTACACCCATTTGGAATAACATGGGAGCAGTCTGCATTGCAGTTTTACCTACTATGTCTACAAAACCTCTAAGACCTGGATCGTCTGATTTACCTGCAAGTAATGCACCACCTATTGACATAAGCAACGCACCTTTTTGCATACGCATGCCTTCGTCACCTTGGCCTAAAAATTGTTTTGCTACTTCTTTATACGCCTTTACTCTTGATACAGAATCATTGTCTATACTAGCTGCAGCTGTGCTGTTAGTTGCACTTACTTGTGCGTTGTTTGTTGTAATTGTAGAATCGTTAGAAGCTAATGCTTCGTCTTTCATCTCGTTCTCAGATTGTTCTATCGTGTTATCGGATTTTGGATTGGTTATTATGGTTTCTGGTTCTTTCTTTTGATCTGGTTCTCTGTCAAGAAAACTTTCTTCTGGGTAATTTGGTGGTCCTAAATCTTCTGCAGGTATTACTATATCAGTTGGACCTGTATCTTCTTGCACTCTTTGTGGCAACATACTACCCGCAAGATCTAACGCTTGCTCAGTTCCGTAGTAACCAAGTGCACCTTTTTTCCAGCCTTGTTGGCCAGTCATTATATCTAAATAATTTTTTACGTATGGATTTTTATTATATACTTGTGAGGTTGCTGTCTTTAAATCATCCCCGTATCGTAATCCTTGTTTTAGTAATAGTCTGGCAATTCCTGTGACCACCTTGCCCCCTATACGTTGTAACCTGACGCTACCCCTGCTCCCATAATACCTAAGCCAGCACCTAGTGCTTGTGCTAAAGGATTAGTCATAGGGGTTGTGCCCATAGTCATAGCCATTTGACCAGACGGTGTGCCAGTAAATGCATCACCAATAAAGGCAAGTCTTTGATACGGATCTTGTCTATTTTGTAGATATGCTTGATAATTCATATCAGACTGTTGTTGCATTTGTTGTTGTTGAACTGAACCAGCCCCCATCATACTGGCAATTCCTTGATTGTATAAACCAAAAGCGTTGTTAAAGCCTGCTGCTAATGACTCTCCAACTGCTGATGCTTTTTCTCCTTGTAGTATTCCTTCCATTAATCTAGATCTATCACCACCAAAAGCACCAGATGATGCTGCACTCATGTTAGATTGATTTATTGCTGTATCAAATTGATCCGTTATGCCTTTTGTTACGTAGTCTTGGTATTCGTTTAAGTATTGTTTGTATCCTGTTTCTTCATCAAACGGATTCATTGCCATATCAAGGGCTTTGTTTTGTGCATCAGTAAATCCAACTACTGTTTGTGGTTGAACAGGTCCTTGACCGGCAAAAGGTAATTTAACTTTGTCTACAACGTTATCTAAAAACCATAAAAATTTTGCCTCCATTTCTGGAGACATACCAGATGATGATGTTTTAACGTCTACGCCCGAAGGATAATTACCAGTATCCATTATACTCTCTCCCTTGCTTCTTCTGGTTTTTCTGAATCAGGATCTAACGCATTCATAACTGCATATAACCCTTTATGTTTACCAGGAAAATTGTTTGCAGCTTCTGCTGTAAATACAAATTCTTCGTCTGATAACGCTACAGGTCTAATTTTATCTTCTTTAGGGCCTCCTGGACCAACAGCTTTGCCACCTGCTGTGTAATCATCTTTGTATATTTCACCACCCATGTTAGCATATTGGATAGGTCCGTAATCAGTTGGCGTTTGAGTTGTGTAATAAGGGTTACGGTAACCATCTTTAAATATTTCTTTTGCTTCTTCGTATGGAATACCAAATTGGAATGCATACATTCTAATTTGTTTTTCTTTAAATGCTTCAAATCTTTCTGCATCTGTCATTCTACCACCATACATACCTGCAATTTGTGGTACTGCAGTTGCCATTAAATTAACATCACCAAACAATGACGCTAATCCACCAACACCAGTGTTGGCTGCCATCATTTCTGCTTGACCTGGATTTAAAAAATAATTACCCATTTCATCAGCTAAATTTACAATTCTATCAGGTGCTTTTGTCATTGCAAAGTGTGGTGTAGGGAATGTTTCTTTTATCATTGGTATTTCTTCTAAAACACTTGCGTTTGGATTAGGTACAAAATTAGGATCTGGTATCATTCTTTCACCCATAATATCTGTGTATGATACTTTTCCTGGTATTGTTTTATTGCCACCTAAAAGCATGTCTAAAGTAGAAACTTTATTATCAGGGTTTGCAAGATTAAATGCTTTGGATGCTTGTGCTGCTTGCATATATGAGAAAGGCATTGACGCTAAAGCAGAATAAGCCATTGCTTTGAATGGATGTCTTGATCTTGTAAGTGATGCAATACCACCTTGTATTGCTGCGTTTGTTAATGCATTTTTTATATATGGTGACGCTAATGCTTTTCCTAAAATTGTAGGTGCAGCTTTAGATCCTAATAATTTTGCACCTAAACCAGTAGCTCCAAATTTTGCACCTAGTGTTGGTGCTAAAAAAGGTGCTGCTGCACTAAGTGCGAGTATACCACCTGGGCCTTTGACGAAGTCTCTTGCCCCTCTTACTACGTTTTTAAATGCGTTGTCTAAAAATCCCATACTATCCTAATACCCTGCTTATGTTTGGATTGCCGTAAATATTTCCATCTAGTCCTTCAAACGAAGGAAGATTATCAAATACATCAGGTCCATATATTTTAATTAAATTTTGTATGTTTACATCATCTGGGTAACGAGGATCTGCTAACATATCTAAAGCTAAATCTGCTGGTAAAGCAGTTGCTACATCCATTGTAGCACCTGGATACATCATTTCTAAATCATTTGTTAATAATTCCATTTCATCTACGTTGCCAGCATCTCTTGCGTCTTGTAACATTTGTAATAAATTTGGTAGTGAGTAAGTATCTGCATTAGCTTCTAATAATGGTAAATTAGGATCATAAAAAGGATCGCTAGGTGGTGCCATACCTTTAAAATCTTCTGGTAAAGGTTCATAATCAAAATCATTTTCTGGATCGTCATCACCAAAAAGTTTTCTACTAAAATAATCTATAATACCACCGTCAGCTGTTGGATCTTGAAACAAATTAAAAGGTAATCCTGCGTTAACCACTGGTAAATTAGTTGCTGGCACAGGTACTGTTATTTCTAAACCTTGGTTCATTGGATTTTTAGGTTTATATTGTTTAAAAAAATCTCCAAAACTAGGCATAATTCCAGATTCTAGATCTGGTCCCATTCTATCATATCCTATGTTAGGAGGAGGTGCTGCCATTTCCATTGATCCAGGTCTGTCCATGTATGCAGACATACCCATACCTGCTGGTCCATAAGTTTGTCCTAATTCACTTACTGTTAATGGTTCTGAAAAAATTGGATCTGGAATATTTGAATATGCGGACATGCCCATACCTGCTGGTCCATAAGTTTGTCCTATGTATTCATCAACCATTATACGTCTCCTGCTTTACCTTCTAATATTTTGTGAATGGCTGCACTAATAACTACATCTTGTCTGATGTGTTCTGCTTTAGTGTCAGTTGCAGGGTTAGCAACATCATCGTCAGCTTCTTTTGCTGAACCGTATTCCTGTCCTGTTACAGTATTGGTAATAGTTATTTCTGCCGGAACAACAATCTTTGGTACCTTTTCTCCGTTGATCTCGACGTACTCTACTACTCCGTCATCATTTATAGGCATAATTCCTCCTTATAGCAAGTATTTTCTTGTTTTTCAATCATTATGATATCTCCAAGAATGTTACATATACATTAACTGGCTGTGCATTTGTGTTAATTTTTAGAATATCTCCTGCTTCTAATACATCTGTACCAGAAACAAAGGATTTTGTGGCTTTAGAAGCTAAACTAGCTTCTCTTTCTACCTCTATTGCATTAACTTTCATACTAATTTGTGCTGCACCACCAGTATCATTAAACACTTTTACTCCCTTTATTAATGAGGTTGTAGCTGTAGGACATGTATAAACACTATTATCTCCTGTGCTAGTTAATGTAGATACTACTCTTTTATATGTATTAGCCATTAACTTAAAAACCAGGCAATTGCCTCGTCATCCTCTCTAAGTGTTTCTGGTGTGTAAGAACTATTTAACATTTGTATTAACAAATCTAATGATTGTATCATTTGATCTATTTGACCTTTGTTATATTCTTGTGGTGCTTGTGGTAATCTAGGTATATTTATCTGTGCCATTATCTCATTCCGTCTGGTTGTATATCTGCACGATACGTTCCATATCTCCATGTCGTATCTATTGCGCTATTAGATATTTTTATTGATGCTTGTCGACCACGTGCTCTGGTGTCAACTTTAGTTGTCGTTGGTGTAACTGTGTATGGTCCATTAGTTGTTGTAGAACTTGTTGGATACAATTTAAAATTTAATTCTACGTTTACATTACCAGCTTGGTTTTTAAAATCAGGTATAAATCTTTTTATAGACATTAATCGTTCTCCTGATTGAGGTATTACAAAATCTCCTGATGTTACAAAAGAACTAAGTGCTGCACCGTCTGCGTTGTTGCCATTTTCATGACTATATAAAAAACTTCTACCTGCTGTAAGACCAGTTATTGTGCTTATTGTTGATGATGTGTCAGTGCTGTCAAATTCTATAGCTTGTGGAAAACCATACACGCCTTTATCTGACCAAGAAGATCTAGACAAAGTTCCAACTGACCACACTTTTTCTAAATAATTATAAGTTACAGATCTATCTATTATGTTAGAATTTTTAGAACAATAAAACCAAGTAACTTCATTAAATTCTGTGTTAAGACCACCAAACGTGTCTTTTTGTGATGCTTCATTTATATCTGTAAAAACATAATCTTCTACACTGCAAGGTATTTTTTGTACAGAACCATCGAATAAGAAAAAAGAATCATTACCCATCCAAAAAGAAACACCATTTGATTCTACAGCTGCGTGTAATCCAACACACCCACAAGCAGAACCTAGTTGTTGAAAACCAAAAGTAAAAGGTGCACCAATTAATTGCATTTGATATAATGCGGTATCAGACCATATTAACACAGCACCACGTGAACGTTTTGCAGTTACAAGTCTAGATCCATCAGTAAGTCTTTGTGATCCTGCAGTGTTAGTTGCACTAGCAGTCCAATCATTTACATTTTCTTGATCTGACCAACGTATTAACATGTCGTCTCTACTAGATGCAGTCCCTATTGTTTCTTCTGTACCAAAACAAACTACATGCCTGTCAGTACCAGAAACTAAAACGAATCTACTAGAGGAAGGAGCATTATTTACAGGTGTTCTACTAGCACGTTGTACAGTTGATGTACTAGCTGATGTATCCCAATAATATAAACTACCGTTTAATTGTTGACATAATACATCTTCACCCCAGTTATCAAGTGACCATTTACCAGAATCAAGTTGTACACTGTTAGAACCAGAAAGAGCAGAACGTGATTTATTCCAACCAGGTCCACCAGATACACCACCATACGGTCCTGCACCCCAACCATAACCTAAAACAGAAAAGGCAGGATTTGTGTTTATTTGATATGCTGCTGTGCCTGTGACACCACTTGCTCCAGTGCCAGAAGCTGCTGCTTTAGCAATAATAACGTAATTGTTCGTATCCGTTACAGATTGTATTTCAAATTCACCCTCTAAATTACTTGCTGTAATGCCATTAGCTGTGCCAGATACACTAGATATAGTGACAAAATCACCTTGTATTGCACCGTGCGTAGCATCCGTAACTGTAACTGTTGTAGATCCTGATGTTGTAGTAAAATTTGTAATAGATGCACCGCTATCTCGTATTGGTGTAATGTCATGAAAAGCTTGGTTTTGATACACATACAATTTTTTGTTTGTACCAGTCATTAAATATTGATCACCATCAAGAGAAAACCAACTTATAATACCACGTGCTGCACCAACAAGTGCTTCTGCTGTTGTCTTAGCCCAACCTCCTATTTTTTCTGGTAAACCATATCTAAAGCGAACATTATCACAATCTACCCAACGGCCTTCGGCACCGTATTCGGTATTTTGTTTATCTATTCCTGGTAAGATTTGAACTTTTATAAGAGCCATTTAATCTCCTATATAGCGTCGTCGTATATTCGAATCCATTTGTCAGCACCATTAACTTTAATTCTAAGAGCACCAACTTTATTACTTGCAGTTGCTGTTGAAGCAGAAATACTTTTTGTGCTATCACCAGCAGATGTTCCTACGTAGTTAGTAAATGCATAATCTTGATCTAATTGTTCAATTTCAATAACAGGTTGTGCACCTGTAGCTGATGCTTGTCTTACATGTAATTTAGCATTAGGTGCTGCAATACCCATGCCAACACGATCTGTGCTGCCATCTGTTATAACTAAATTTTGATCTGTATCACCTTCAAATCTAGCATCTACTGCTGCACCTGATTGGTTAAAAGTAAAAGAACCGCCGTCAAACGATACATCGCCAGATACTGAAAGTGTACCAGAAGCTGATATGTTAGCTAAATTTTCTGTTACTAAAAAAGCTGTTGATCCGTCAGTATAAATTAAATGTATTGCGCCAGATGTAAGTGTTACAGCTGTGCCACCTGATGGTCCAAATGTTAAAGCGTGTCCAGCTCTTGTTGTAGCATCTTTTATTATGTACCAGTTAGGATTTGCTTCACATGTTAATGCGGTAGAACCTGACAATGTACCTGTTAAATTAAGAACTGCTCTACTTTGTTGATCTCCTGTGCCACCACTAGCAACAGTTAATGCTTGTGATGTGCCAGTAATTGCAACGCTTGCAT